AGGAACGACTCCGGACGGCAGATCGCGCATGTTTTTCGGTTCCGCCTCCACCAATATTCTGCCGTTATGGAATGCTGACATTGATTCACGGCCTGGCTTAACGATAACCAGACCGAGTTCCGGTACCAGAACAGGTCGAAGTAATACCCGCACGTTACCTCCAGATGCGCTGCTGGAATGTGCGGGACGGACGCGGTGGGCGTTCGGAATAAGGGAGCCTGACGGAGATTATCCAGTGACGATAATCGAGGCTGAGGGCTTTCTCAAACTCATATCCGCGCCTGCGGTAACACTGGATCAGCCATTCGGCCTGTTCTTCAGTGCATGGGGGATGCTGGTACCAGTCAGTTTTAAATACGTGCGAACGCCGCCCCCGCTTAATGGCCGGATCGACTTCAGAATTGTGGGATTTTATATGTTGCGCCATCGGGTTCTCCGGTGACGCAGCAGGTGCCAGTTGTTCAGGCTGACGTGCGAATTGTAAACCAGAATGCCAGGAAAAAACAAAGTCTGCCGAAACGGGGTAAGTGCGGGTGCGTTGAGGATGCCTGACACATCAGAGGTGGCGAGGGATTTCTCCCTCGCTTGGTCACTCTTACTTCTCAGATTCGTAGTCTACGAAGACAGCGACCTCCGTCTGGCCGGTTCGGATTCGTACCTCGCAGAGGTCTTTCCTCGTTACCAGTGCCGTCACAACAACGGTAATACAGATGACGATCAGGGCGATTAACATCGCCTTTTGCTGCTTCATAGCCTGCTTCTCCTTGCCTTTCGGCACGTAAGAGGCTAACCTACGTTTGTGAAGCATAGATTGGGCCTCAGATTAATGTTAAGCGTCCTGCAAGACGCGTAATGTTAACTGGGGCTTTTCTCTGTCTGCCTTACGGCGGCATGCCCGAGGCAGACAGCCTCAAGCACCCGCAGCAATTCTACTTAACTCTTCTTTCCCCGCAAACCGTTTTTATCCCCAGCGGCAAATCGAATACACCACCAGCGCCACCGCCATTGCAATTCCTACCGTTATGAACGCTTCAGGCCAGGTCATCGTAAAATATTCTCCTCGTTTATCAGTCCGTTTCGCTTCAGGTAGTCCATCGCTTTATCCGGTAGTTTGCTTGATTTATTAACGCTTTTTAAGGAATGAGATAACCGCTTCACCCACATTGTTAATTCACTTACCTGATCGCCTGATGCTGGATTATTGTCGCTTTTTCCAGGCAATATGTGCTCTCGACTGGATTTCCAGAATATCCATGCCAAATCCACATTTGGATCCCGGTAATTCATCCCTTCGTTAGCACGAAGCAATAATGTTTCATGGTTTTTATCATCTGCATGGAACCTGATAAGTGTTTCAAACTGTTCGCGACCGTCATCAGGGATTACCTGAGAGTTACCCGTTAGCACATTCTGCTCCAGTGATGCTTTTACAAACCAGGCGGCCTGGACTATAACCCCATGGATCCAGCGCAAATCAGCATCGAGATCCTTCTTCTTCATCTTTTCGCCACTTAAAGCCTTGCTTATGTGGCTGCGCACCAGGTCTTCATGTAACTCCTTCGCCTCCTCAATGGTGAAACCGCCAGGCAAACGCCCCGGAGTTACCGGAGGGTTGCCAGCCTTGCGCATGGCAATCTCCATGATTTCAACCATATCTCCTGGTGGAATTTTACAATGCTGACCAATATGCCTCTGCTGCCCGGCATATTCGAGGATGTGCTCCAGTTTGATACGATTAATCATGATTTATCTCCATTAAGCATGGCATCCCGGCAGGCATTCCAGCCTTCATCAAATCCGACAATGCCATTATTTAAAGATGGACGAGCATCCGGCACCACCGGTACAGGTTGGGCTACATATAACGGCTGAACATACCAGCCCTTTGATAACCAACTATCAGCAACGTTTTTACTCCTGGTTATTGCTGGAATACCCAGGCCATTGTCTGAATGCAGCCATGCCACCGGAACCGCCTCCAGCGATGCCAGTGCAATTTTGAATAGCTCTCCCTCTACCCTGGCCATCTCTGAATTAGGGTAACATTTCGCAACCGCTATTTTTAATTTGGCTTCTTTGATTAATTGCTCTTTTGTTAATTCAGTCATTTTTCATTACCGCCCTTTCTGGCGGTCTCCTGATGTTCTGAGGGTGCAGAAATCCCTCCGGTTAAGGATTAAATTTTATTTACAGTGCTGATTTTAATTATTCAGATCTGGATTATGCTTTCTCTTTCACCTGCCGTAGCTCCTGGTAATTAATTTCGCTCACTGGTTGCCTCCTGGAAAATAACCGCATGTCCCAGTTTCTCCGCCAGTGCCAGTTCTGCCTTAGCGCCTGCCGATCGCTGCCAGCCTTTCAGCATATAAACCGCATCCACACAACGAATCATTGCCATGCAAATATCCATGTACTGCGGCTGAGTCAGCCCGTCCGGAAGTACTGCCGGGTTTAAAACGGTATGCCCTTCCCGTTTCAGTGCTTCTTCCGCCCTGTGAAACGCCTCGCGGTTGAAATTTTCATATCCCGTCATTGGACCGGCGATATAAATGCTCACCCTCACGCCTGAACCCTCCTGTCGAAATAAACGTAGTTATTCACTATGCGCAGCGGCATGCCTAATTTTCTGGCAATTTCCCTTCTTTGCATGCCTCTCTGATGCAGTTGCCGCGCCAGCTCAATATCACGCTGAGAATATTTTGCCGACGGGTGAAAATCACCACGTAACATCATGCTGATGCCCAACTCCCGTGCCTTCGTTCTCACTGCCGCTTCAGTTCGTCCGATAAGTGCGCCAATGCTTTTTACCTTCATTGTTCCCGCGCACTGCCGGAGTATCAGAATTTCAGCCCGGCACCACGTCTTCCACCCACTCACCGCTGCTGTTCTCTGGTGGCGGTAATATCCCGGAGAATATCCCGGCACTTGTTCAGCTCCCGCAGCGCGGCGCAGACTCGCTCCCACTTCTGAACCTGACCTTTTGCCCGGCGCAGCTCGCGGTTAGCCACATGCAGCGATGGTAGAATCAGGTCATCTGCTTTCGTTTCGGTGACCGATGGCTGTAACTTCACAATGTCTTCCACGATTTCTGTTTTCATTTCTTCCTGTGTCGTCGTTTCCTGGACTGGTAACGCAACACCTGCTGGCTGAGGAAAGGCTTTACCATCGGTTTCCGCTACGGATGCAGCTTCCGGCTCTGCCGGTAAATCAGCGCCCGGTATGCAGTAACGAAATTTACCGCCCTGATTTACGCGAATCAGACGCCCTTTGCTGATTGCCATGGCCAGCGATGAATTCGCCCGGCGGGAGGTAATCCCGAACATAAGTGCCAGCTCATCCGCCGTTTGTGGGCCATGTTGTTCAATCGCCTCAGTCAGCATTTGCGCTGTCACTTTCGGTACCGGTGACACTGGTTCACTTTCACCTGCCTGAGTCAGCCACCACATCGACCCCTTGTTATCCGCTTCACCACGGCGCTTCAGTTTCCACAGTTCGTTGACCGCATCTTCACGGCTGATTCCAAGGCGGGCCGCCACTACCTGTGAAGAGGCTCTTTTCAGTGCTTTCAGTGCGTCAAATACGGTTTCCATTAAAATTTCCTCCGACAAAATCGTTTCCCAGATTCAAACAAAACCAGCAGCCTTCCGGCGTTCGTATTCCTGTTTCAGCCGTTCAATTGGCGTTGGCCCTTTCGGGTGTTTCGCCCCTTCCAGTTGTCGTCGCACTGGCGGAACACTCATCCCGTTACCAACATGCTTTGCCCATTTCGTCAGTTGCCGTTCCGCAAGTCGTTTTAACTCACCCTGCGTCATCTGGCGCTCAATCCCTCTGGTACGCATTTCGAGGCAGATGTGGTACAGCACAGGCTGTGGCCACGGGTATTTATCACTCCCGTCGTATCGCCAGGATTCATTGCGCCAGCGCCGGTACTCTTCCATCACGGCATCCACCGTAAGACCAAATGGATTTGCCCCACTCTCCGAAATCAGCGCAACAAACTCAGCCAGGTCCGGGGGCCACGTTTCACCCGCCCGGCAGCGGTCCATGCACTGACGGCAGACCAGACGGATTTGCTGTTCAGTCATCGCACCAATCTGGGCAATCCAGAGCTTCGAAGGTGCGGCCCCATTCTTCTGAGTCCAGCGGTTCGAATACACCTCCCCCATAAGCTCCCACAGCTTCCAGGCCGTTTCCGTTGCTGATAAATCCGTTTTCACGTTCCCACTGTTCGCGTGCTGCCCGGATTTCCTGAACTGCCCGTGATGCCGTGCCACCTGATGCTGCATGGCTTACCCCCTTGCTGACTGGTTTTACCTGTGCCCTGACGTGCTGCACGTGACGGGCAAATTTCTGCTCCCACTGAACCTGCGTGAAAACCTTCCCCTCCGCCATCCAGTAATCCCGGAATGCGGCAAGCTCAGCAGGTGTAAATTCCGGCTCAGGCAGAGCCATACCCCACACTACTGCCCGTTGTCGAAAATCCAGCGACGGCTGCCAGACAGTAGTCATCGAAAATTTCCCGATGGGTTCGCTCAGGCCATCCAAGAATACAGGGGGCGCTGCCTGTAACGACAAAACTTCCTGCTCACTGGTCGGAGCACTCTCGCGTGCGTTATGTGTGGGGTTTAGATCTTTGGGTTCCTTTGGGTTCCGTGATCCGTTTTTGGGTGTCTTTGATGGAAAATTTGGGTGTCTTTGGTTATTTTCCATGCAGCTAAGAGTTCCGTTTTTGGGTCTGTTTTGTGCTGAAACATAACCATTTTCGGTACTATTTTTATTAACAGTACCAATTTTACCCACCTTTAAAGACTCCCGTTTTTGGGTGTATTCAGGCTCGGCAACACTTTCTTCTACACCGATAAGTCGGTACACCACAATTTGCTTTGTTCTGCCTTTTCTCTCACCAGTATCAACAATTAACCCAATCTCCATCAGGTGTCGTAAACTGTCCTGCACAGTCTTTTTGTTCAGTTCCGTTACTTCTGCCAGTGCAGATATAGACGGGTATGCGCACAAATCGGCACCGCACATATCAGCAAGCCAGGTCAATACTGACTTACTGGATGAACTGCCGGTTTTCACCTTTTTAGCCCATCGTAGTGCATCGATACTCATACGAACCCCAGACAGATATTTGTTTATCTGCAAAGTAATGTTGGTATTGCTGACGATACGCACGCTTGAAAGCAATGGCTTTTTCTATAAGCTCATCAGTCTCACGTTCCACAACAACTGGATCCGCAAAAAGCAGCCCGGACTCCACCACATCGCCATACTCTTTGTTTAACCCGGCGATCATGTACGTAATGCTTTTTCCGTCAGTAATTTCACAATACAACCTGAAATCACTTACCCGGATAGCCTCCATAATTGCCGGAATCAGCGCCGTGAATTTTTCACGCTTATCCCTGGTGTCGATAGCCTTCCAGCGTTCGAATATCTTCACTCGATTAACGCCCAGCGCCCGTTGATCAACCTCGCCATCATTAAACGTGACGCGTTGAACATCGATGTTCGGGCGTTCTTTCAGAGCCCAGAATGCTTCCGTGATTAATATCGTCGCCTGCTCCTGTGTCATTCCTGGTCGGCATACCCAGGCATCCAGAGCCTCACAAACCTGTTCAGGGGTGATTTTCATTGTTCACCGCCAGTGATTCATTCGCTGTAGGCTTAATCCTGCCAATAGTCAAAACCGCATCAGCAGAAAATAATCCGTTTGATGCCAGAGCAATTTTTTCAGCGTAATTTGTTTCGCCTGTATATTCTGTGCGCGGTAATTTTCCATTATTCATCCATTTGTAGATTGCTCTTTGGCTGACACCGCAAACATCGGCTACAACAGAAACGCGAACTGCTTTGATTACATCTGCAAGTGTTGTATGGCTCATATCACCCTCACAATGTGAACTTTGAGTACACAATATAACAGAACTGACAGTACATTCAATAGCAAATATCATTGAACTTATGGTTCATGAAGATGAAGCGCGTAAAGAGTTCGCCAGCAGGCTTGCGCTAGCCTGTGAAAATGCTGGCTTTGAACAACACGGAAGGCAGGCAGAAATTGCCCGTCGAATGAAGCTAACACCCAAAGCGGTTAGTAAATGGTTTAATGGAGAGGCAATTCCCCGTCGAGAGAAACTGAAAGAATTGGCAGCACTTATCGGAACAACACCAACTTACCTTCTGGGGGAGGACACTGAAGAAAGCGGAAGCCTGCGTTTCTATCAGGAGTTAAGTCCGAAGCAAAAAATCATCATTGAACTTCTTGATGAACTCCCTGACAGTGAAACTGATGAACTTTTAAAAACTCTTGAGGAGAAAAAACAGAAGTACAACGCAATTTATGAAGAATTAGCGCGAAAGAAAAAACAAAAAGCCTCCTGAATCTGCATAAATCCGGTAGCTTCCCTCCGGGTTTATGCTCCTCTCATCCCCTCCTGATATTTTACCTCTCACAAAAATGTACTAAAAGTACTTTACATTAATGAACAGCAGGTACATTATATCACCAACCCACCCCGCCCCACAGAACGCCAGGCAATACTTCGAGTTACCAGGCAGTGGTCAGGGGTTAAGTAGCCAGCCCGAGGCGTATGAACATGACGGCGGGAACACTTTGTATAACAGCGCAGCAGGTTTTTAGTTCCGCGACCCGGCGTTAAGGGCAAATGAGGTCAACATGGATACGCTCAATCTTGGCAACAACGAATCTCTGGTATGCGGAGTATTCCCCAACCAGGACGGCACGTTTACCGCGATGACGTATACCAGAAGCAAAACGTTTAAAACTGAAGCTGGCGCGCGTCGCTGGTTAGCAAGAAACTCTGACTAATGAAGTCTGGTAGTTAAGGAATCCTCCACGGGGAGAACTGGTGCACACGCGCCGGACACAAGCAAGCATCCGGCATGCTCTTTAACAATCTGGATATCCATAACAGTAACAATCTACAGATTGCCGTTCAGTTTTCTGGCCAACTCCTCAATAGATGGAGGCGATACATAATCCGGATTTTTATTCATAAGAAACTGATTTTCACAGTAGAGGCACCTGCTTTTATGAAAAAACTCATGTTCTCTAACCGGGAATGGTTGAAGTATCGATACTATCTTTTGTCCAAAACATTTTGGACAAAGATGCATGATTATGCTGCCGCCGTTCACGGTTACCTCCTTCGAGTACACAAAAGTTCCCGACTCAAGTTGGTTAAGGATATAACCTTCCGTCTGAGCCTCAAAGTTTTCAAATTCTGCAATTTTAGCTTTGAGAGAAGCATTTATTTCTTGATAAGTGCTCACCAGCTCAACGAGAGACACGCATTCGTGCTGAATAGATGCAAGCTTTGAGTTCAGTTCACCAATAGCCGCATTTACTTCAGCTTGAGTTTTTGCCTCGTTCATTAGTTTTGTAATCTGAGCGGTTTCACGAATAGCCGTCATTGCTGCCGTTAATTCAGCGATCACATTCAATACTCTTATTGTTGTTGGGGATATCCAGATTAACAAGCTCCTTGTTGTTGGGGAATAACAGGTCCACCTCGCCTGACGTGGTTAAAAGCAGGCACACAACACGAAAGCGCTCGGCGAAGTTAGTCTCTCTGTATATGTTGTCGTTAAATGTAATTCGATCGTGCGCTTCCGGTTGTGGCAATCCGCGAAATGGCGCGGCGGTAAGTATGGCTGGGGCTTCCTCCATTGCTCCAGAAAATGCACCGGGTTGTCAGGTTGACCATACGCCTGAGTGACAACACCGCCACAACAACCTCTGTTATCACTTTTCTGGTGATTCGGCGGAAATGGATATCCGCCATTTTTAAAGTGTATTTTGTGATGCGGTGAATGCGGCTAAGCGCACGCGGAACAGTTAAAACAAGCGGTCTTTTACTGGCGTAACAGACATCAACTAACAATCCGGCGTTAATTGTTAACTGGTTAACGTCACCTGGAGGCACCAGGCACCACATCACAAAATTCATTGTTGAGGACGCGATAATGGAAACGTCACTACCAAACGTTAATACGTCTGAAGGGTGTTTTAATATTGGTATTCTGCTCAGTAACCGGGAGTTTACTGAGGACGCCATCAGGATGAGAAAATATGAGCCTTATCTTCTCAATGATAATTCCATTCTCTCCAGAATTGCCCTTATTAAACTTGGCATTTTCGGAGGGCAGCAGTGAGTTCAGCGTTTGCACTGATGATGACGGTTTTTCTGATAACAGGTGAGCCACAGAATGTGATTACCGGAATTTATGCCAGTAAAGAATCCTGCCATCAGGCAAGAGACGAGCAATAAATTTCCGGTGAATGTCTCCCGTTAAACAAAGTATCGCTGTACCTGAATAACGAAACACCGGCTGGATAACCCGCCAGCCATATTAACGCCATACCAACGGATTAAAAATGCCAGCAATGGCAGGGATTCGTTCACCCTGAAATCTGTAATGAGGTTTAAACACAATGAGTAAAATATTTATTTGCGCCGCCATTCCTGACGAACAGGCAATAAAAAACGAGGGCGCTGTTGCTGTGGCCACTGCCATTGAAGCCGGTGATGAACGTCGCGCCCGCGCAAAATTTCACTGGCAATTCCTTGAACATTATCCGGCTGCTCAGGACTGCGCTTATAAATTTCTTGTCTGTGAGGATAAACCCGGTACACCCCGCCCAGCCCTCGACTCCTGGGATGCTGAATATATGCTGGAAAACCGCTGGGATGAGGCGTCTGCTTCCTTTGTCCCGGTTGAGACTGAATCAGATCCGATGAACGTCACTTTTGACAAGCTGTCCCCTGAAGTACAGAACGCTGTCATGGTTAAGTTCGACACATGTGAAAACATCACCGTTGATATGGTGATTAGCGCACAGGAATTGTTGCAGGAAGACATGGCAACATTCGACGGACATATCGTTGAAGCGTTGATGAAAATGCCAGAAGTTAACGCCATGTATCCGGAGATTAAACTGCATGCCATCGGGTGGGTTAAGCATAAATGTAAGCCTGGTGCCAAATGGCCAGAAATTCAGGCAGAGATGCGCATCTGGAAAAAACGTCGCGAAGGTAAACGCAAGGAAACCGGAAAATATACGTCTGTTGTTGATCTCGCACGCACCAGAGTTAACCAGCACCTCACCGAAAACTCAGCAGCAAAAATCAACCCTGTCACTACAGCCATTCGTCGCGAATACAGGCAGACATGGAAAACACTGGATGAAGAGCTGGCTTACGCTCTCTGGCCTGGTGATATTGATGCCGGAAACATTGACGGCAGCATCCATCGCTGGGCAAAAAATGAAGTTATCGACAAGGATCGCGAAGACTGGAAGCGTATCTCTGCATCAATGCGCAAACAACCTGATGCACTTCTATACAGCCGTCAGACTATTTTCGGCCTTGTTCGTGAACGTCCGATCGACATTCATAAAGATCCCGTGGCGCTGAACAAATACATCACTGAATACCTGACTACAAAGGGCGTATTTGAACATGAAGAAACAGACCAGAGCCCTGCTGATGCTCTCCTCCTGTCAGCAGAACAAACTGATCCAGTGGAGACGGCGGAATCCAATTCTCAAAAAAATGAAATCCTGGTGGAAGCTGAACCATCTGTAGAGCGTGAAGGGCCTTTTTATTTCGTCTTTACCGATAAGGACGGGGAAAAATACGGTCGCGCAAACAAACTTTCTGGTCTGGACAAGGCGCTGGCTGCCGGGGCTACTGAAATCACGAAAGAAGAATATTTTGCCCGCAAAAACGGCACATACATGGGCTTACCGCAAAATACAGATATATCTGAACATTCAGAACAACCAGAGCCGGTAAAAGTTACCGCTGACGAAGTAAACAAAATTATGCAGGCAGCCAATATCAGCCAGCCTGACGCCGATAAATTGCTTGGTGCATCACGTGGTGAGTTTGTTGAAGGGATTAGCGACCCGAATGATCCGAAATGGGTTAAGGGGATTGAAACCCGCGATTCTGTGAACCAGAACCAGCCCGAATCGGAACAAAACGACCAGAAAGCGGAACAAAACAGCCCAAATGCGTTACAAAACGAGCCAGAAACGAAACTGCCTGAACCAGAAGTGCAACAAGAACCGGAAAAAGTTTGCACCGCATGCGGTCAGACCGGTGGCGGCAACTGTCCTGACTGTGGTGCGGTGATGGGGAACGCAACCTACCAGGAAACATTCGATGAAGAGAATCAGGCTGAAGCTCAGGAAAATGATCCGGAGGAAATGGAAGGCACTGAACATCTGCACAAGGAGAACACTGTCAGCGATCGGTATCACGCCAGCGATAATAAAACTGGCGAAACAGCAAATCCCTTAATTAAAGTGAACGGTCATCATGAAATCACATCCACCAGCAGGTTGTGGCACCATCTGATGATTGACCTTGAAACAATGGGAAAAAATCCTGATGCGCCAATAAACGCTATAGCCGGTAAGTTTTTTGATCCGGCAACCGGAGAGATGGGGCCAGAATTCAGCAAAACTATCGATCTGGAAACCGCAGGCGGGGTCATCGATCGGGACACCATTAAGTGGTGGCTGAAACAGTCACGCGAAGCACAATCCGCCATTCTGACCGATGAAATCCCGTTGGATGATGCACTGCTGCAATTCCGGGAATTTATCGACGAAAACTCCGGTGAATTTTTTGTTCAGGTCTGGGGTAACGGTGCAACTTTCGACAACGTGATTTTACGCCGTTCATATGAACGGCAGGGGATCCCCTGCCCGTGGCGTTACACCAATGATCGCGATGTAAGAACGATGGTTGCTCTGGGACTGGTGATGGATTTCGACGCAAGAACGACTATTCCATTCGAAGGTGAACGCCATAACGCGCTGCACGATGCGCGTTACCAGGCAAAATACGTTTCAGCCATCTGGCAAAAACTGATCCCGAGTCAGGCTGATTTTTAATGTTCAACCCCGGTCGTCGTCCGCAAGCTATAGTGGCGGCGGCCATGATTAGCGAACAACGCTCATGGCAAGACTTATTCTGCTCACTGAGTGGGCAAAAGAGGAATTCAGTGAACCGGTCCCGACTCCGGGCACGTTAAGTAAATACGCTAAAGCCGGAATGATATTTCCTCTCCCCAAAAAAGTTGGAAGACACTGGCGAGTGGATCCTCGAGCTCGCTTTGTCGGAATGGTAAACAAGCCGGAAGTGATCGCCACAGATCACCCTGCTTTGAAGAGGATACTGGAAGATGGCGCGCCCACGAAAATATAAAACTGAAGTTCCGGGATTATCTCCGTATTTTGACAAAAGAAATAACAAAGTTTACTGGCGTTACAGGCATCCCATAACAGGAAAAAATCACGGGCTCGGCAGTATTGACCAGAAACAGGCAGAAGCTATTGCAGCAGAAGCGAACAGCCGTCTTGCCAGGCAACAAATGGAACAAATGCTCACTCTGCAGGAGAAAATTATTCGTGATACCGGTGGTTCATCAACCGTTTCTGTTTTTCTGAATAGTTACCGAAAAATTCAACAGGAAAGATATGAAAACGGAGAGATCAAACTCAACACACTGAAACAGAAAGCATCCCCTCTCAGGGTATTTGATGAACGTTTTGGTACCAGACCATTAGATGCCATAACCGTAAAAGATGTGGTATCGGTGCTGGAAGATTACAAGGCAAAAGGACATAACAGAATGGGACAAATTTTCAGGAAAGTACTGATTGATGTTTTCCGGGAGGCCCAGCAAACGGGCGATGTCTCGCCAGGCTTTAACCCTGCAGAATCGGCAAAAAAACCACAGGTACGGATATCACGGCAACGACTGACCTTTGATGAGTGGATGATGATTTATAATGCAGCGGAAAAGGATGGTTACTTTTTACAACGTGGTATGCTGCTGGCGCTGATGACAGGCCAGCGCCTTTCAGATATTTGCAAAATGAAATTTTCGGATATCAGGGATGGTTATCTTCATGTCGAACAGCAAAAAACAGGAACCCGGATTGCCATCCCTCTGGCTCTGCGTTGCGATAAATTAAATCTCACCCTGGATGATGTAGTGTCATCCTGTCGCGATTGCGTTCTTAGTCCGTGGTTATTGCACCACCATCATGCTAAAGGGACAGCTAAGCGCGGCGGGATGGTTAAGCCAGCAACGTTGACAGTTGCATTTAAAAAAGCCCGGGATTCTGTGGATTACAACTGGCGCGCTAATGGCACTCCACCCTCTTTCCATGAGCAGAGATCTTTATCAGAGCGATTGTTCAGGGAGCAGGGAATTGATACCCAAATTTTGCTGGGTCATTCGAATCAAAAAATGACCGATATTTACAACGATGTACGCGGTAAAGAGTGGAAAAAACTGGTCATTTGA